AAAGAATGTAAATGGCAATCTACTATAATCCCATACAGGGTTATATCCGTATATCATCACAAGCATAAGTCCAGTGATACCTTCACAAAACGTAGCTATACCAGTTCCTATAGCCAACTGCCATTGAAGCAATATCTCAAATGAAAAAAGATTATTTACAAGCGAAGCTAAAAGTCCAATAGCACCAGCACAAAAAAACATACTGAGTGATGTGTAGCCACGGTATAATAGCTCGATTATAATATAAACAATTCCACAGGCAACAAAAATCGTACTATTTTTGATTATTTGTTTAATCATAACTTATCTCTATCGCATCTACAGCTTCAACAGTTTCACAATTTCTTATCTGAACTTCTATTGACTGCTGTTTGCTTACTTTGGGTGCAACATAAGCTGCAATGCTCAGACTCAAAGCAAGTAAGTCGTTATAACTGAAATCCGTACATTCTGCTGTAGTTGCGTTCCACTTCAGAGGATACTCAACACCTATTGCTTTGGCTCTTTCGTAAGATGCTAAATTTCCATTCAGGAGTGACTGCTTTTCCTCGGTGCAGCTGTAATACTTGCCGTCGCTGTGCAAATACGGATGACTTGCCAGCCATTCAGATAACATTTTTTTAGACTGTGCAATTTTATCTTCCTTGATACCATCAAGCTCTTCCTTAGTAATCTTACCCTTTTTAACATCAATAAGATTGCCGTCCTTGATTATAAGATCAAAATTAGGTGCATAGGATACTATTTTCTTACCAAGTTTCGAATCATCTGGAACAACCCAATCGGCATCTCCGAGCCAGTCTGTATCTGGGTGTTCCATATTGATAATAAACCATTTGTTTTTATATACTATCATTTGAGAATTACCCCCCCCATCTGCTGCTACTCTTTCCTAACCACAGGAATATCAAATTTTTTCAATTTCTCTTCCAGCTCGTTAATTTCGTCTCTTACCGCCTGCCGCTTGGCGTTTAATTCGGTCATGTCATACGGTGTAGGCAGCCCCATCAACGCATATTCATAGCACTTGGCTATTTTCCAGTCCCCAATAGGACTGGCGCTATCCGACAGTTGCCAGCGGCAGTCGGCAATTTTCTGCTGGATTTCATTGTATGTATTCATTCGTTGTACCTCCTATTTAACCAATGCAGAAACAGGGGCGGACACCAAATAACGTAGCGGCGGCACCCCCACTTGCGCCGCCTGAACCGCCCATATATGCGAAACTACTTGATGTATAGACAGCTCGCAGCCAAAACCAACTGGAATTAACCATATATGTCGGTGATATACGGAATAATGGGAATTGTCGATAATTCACGCCTACATCAAACGCACTGCCCCGTATAGATAATCCGTATATTTCTGGTTCAGACATTAAATTTATTTTCACGTCTGACCACGCCCAGCTATTTGCCAGATTTCCGGTCACACCATTACTCAGAATTTCACGATGTGACAACAGGTGATTGTTCAGTTTCGCTGAAAAATGCGTATTATACACAGGTAATACCGATGCAAACATAAAACTGCCAATATATCCGTCACTGGTAGTATTAGTACCATTCATATAGTTGCGCCCGATAACTCCATCAGGCACAATAACAGCGTGGTGTGCCGTAAATGCCGTATTACCAGTGTTCAGATATGTATCCAAACCAGCAATGCGGAATTTTGTATTGTATGTAACAGTCTGGGTCGATTCGACCAGCGTTTTTGTACCGTCATCACCGGTCTGTTCCACAAAACAGGGGACATTTTCAATGCTTCCCGACAATGTGAAATAGTCTCCAATGTAGATATCAGAAAATGACCCATCGGCAATCATAGCACATATGTCGTCAATGGTGTACCCTTTGGTGAATAAATCATCGCCACGGAATATGTTATTATGATTTTCGGCGATAGTCTGCGATAAAATGTCGGTTTTGTTTGCCTTGGTACTTTCATACCCATTCCACTTTGTTTTATCAGCTGCTGTTACATGAATATCTGTATCAGCAATATGATTATTTACTTCCTCAGTAAGAGAGCTAATATTTCCATTACCCTTTGTTATCTTTTTGTTTAGAATAGCATACATTTCATCATTATTGAATGTATTCATTTACTCACCTCACATCTTTTTCCATCCAGAAGAGGTAAGAATGTATACCTCGGTTTCACCGTCATAATTACCAACAATACACGTTGATCTAAGTGCAGGAAATACATCAAAATCTGGATTACCTGCAAATGTTCCACTTGCCTTTTTAGTGGTGGTAGGTAACTGTACTATCTCAGCCTCAGTATCAACATAAAAACTACATATACTTGTGTTATAACTTCCACTTCTTGTGGAAAGATTTCCAGCCATAAAATCATCCTTTCATTATATAAAATAAGACTGCTATACAATAAGTACAGCAGTCTTGTATATTAGTTAATCACTCACTTAAACACATTCGGTACAAGCTGACCAAGAATAAACGACACTAATCCTGTAGCTATGGCAGTAACAATAAACTTCCACGCTGTATCAAAAGCTTTAGCTTTGGACTGTGTAGGCACATTTTTTAGTTCAGCAATATCAGACTTCATCTCGCCTTGCTCAGTACGAACCTCTTGTATATCGTTTTTAACAGTAAGTATTCCCTCAGAAAGTGTACGGATATTGGAGTTTATTTCGTAGAGAGCGGTATTCTTTTCTTTAAGGTCTCGAATATCAGCCTCCGCTTCGTCCAGACGATGCGAGTTGCTCTTACTTCTCTCATCAACCTGAGTAAGTGCTGTGAGATAATTCTCATTAAATTCAACAGACATAACCCACCTCATTCCGAGATTTCAGGCTTATAGTCCGTGATCTCCAGTATGTCGTTCATGTTCTTGACCGCATTTTCAATAGCAGCCTCTATTGCATCTGCCGAGAACTTCAGATTATGTTCCTCTGCGATTGCAGTGAGCTTCTCAATTACCCACTTCTTCTTATCCTTGCCAAGACTTGTTCCATTGAAGAGCATTTCTGCAGCCTTTACAAACACGACTGCATACTCGTTAAGAGTATTCCACTGCTCATTGTTCAGCTTAGTCTTGATCCAAGGTATTACAATAACGGTAATAATTGTGCCGAGCAGGGCAATAACCAGCTCAATGATAGTTGTAATGTCGATTGTCATAATAAAACTTCCTTTCTGTCGTTTACTTTATTTTCTTTACATAAGACGAGCCAACGTTAATCCATGCTCCACGAGTTGTCTTATAGGCTTTAAGCAAGCCCCAAGTAGCTGTAGAACCATCTTTGTTCTTAACAGTTGTCTCGTCAACTATTGTATATACCTGTCCGAATTTTAGCGTTGTAACAATTTTATTTCCAACGCCTGCCTTTTCTCTAACGTTTAATTTATCAGTAATAATACGCACTTTATATGGGAATTTGCTGTCTGTTGTGGGAGTAGTAGGAACTGATGATATCGGTTTATAATTTTCATCAAGCGATTTTAAAAAATCATAATATCCTTTAAGCTCAGATTCATTATGTGTCCACATAGCAGGACAAAGCTTGCCCGTTACACAATGGTGCATTATAACTCGTTCAACAGGAATATTATATTTTTTCATAAGATACTTAACAAGCTCTCTTGTATTATTTAATTCAGCTTCAGTAAAGTACCAGTCTGTATCGTTAGCGTTTAGACTCTTGGTGTTCTTTTTGTTGCTACATATTTCAATAGATATAGTATTCTTATTGGTTGCAATACCATAAAGTGAAGCTCCTAAT